ATGTCGCCTTTGCGACCAAGTCGGCCGTGGTTCCCGAACTCACACACGACGTTTACCTTTTCAAAGTTGCAAGCAAGTGTCGCAACCATGGACTCCATGATCTTGACTGCCTCAAACAACTGTTCAAACAGGTGGGCCTCCACCTCGTATGCCTGGCCTGGGAAGATGCCGATGCCCTCGACCATGTCGCCACCAAACATGATGGTGCACTCCCGTACTGGGTGGTCCTTGCGCTGGATCTCTGTAAGTTTGATGACCTTCTGAACTAACTGGTCCATGCGATCAGCACACGTACTCATCCCGTAAGACACAGTCTTCTTGCCCAACTGCCAGTCGGTTGCGTGGACCAGGGCTACTTCGCCTGGTTGCTTGCGCCCATCTTTCTTTGGCGGAACGATCTTTGCTTTGCCAACAGCAAGCGCTGAGTCTTTGGCCGCTTGATAAACGGCCTCGATCATTGCTTCTGATTGACGCTTGGCCTTTGCTCCACTTGCCTGCGCATGCTTCAACGCTTTACGCAGTTCGTTCATCTCGTCTTGGAGGGCTACTACCTCCGTGAACTTACTTGCCATTTTTCGCTAACTCCTCTCTCCATTTCTGGATTGGTCCTGCGGAGAGTTCTACGCCGCATGCGGCCAGGCCCTCCATGATTGCCGACACGGAGATGGACCTGTTGGTCAATGCACCCATGAAGTCTTCGTATGACGCGTCGTCAAGTTTCTGCCTGATGAGTTCGCGTGCCTTGATTCTCGACTCCCCAAGATTTGAGGCGAATAGGCTTTTCTTCTTCTCAACCATGTTTCCTCCTTTGATTGGTTTCAACAGGCTAATCACTGTTGAACTGAGATGTCAAGCATACATGTCGGAGGGGGGACCCACTCAAAGTCCAGCGCCAAGGAGGTGTAACGCTTGTCACAAAGACACCCCTCCGACCACACGTCTAGGGGTGAAGGGAGGAGGGTACCCCTACGGCGTGCGTGTCAAGAATAAATCTTGACGGAGAGTGTTGCAAGGGTCTCTGCCCACCTGTACATTCACACGCACATCTTCATAAGTCTCACGTGCGTACCCCAGTTGCATGGGGCGGGCAGTAAACAGGGGAACCTGGGTAGACCTCTCATTGGTTTGAGAGGGGCATGGAAATACAGGGAGTCGGTGTGAGGCAATCCGACGGGTGGGCGTGGTTAGAAGTCTGTCCTACTTGTGATCTTGACGTATGTGTGTGTCCAACTTGTCGTTCACACGGTCAACCTTGTCCTCAACGTTGGTCTGCTTCTTGTAGACCATCTTCAACATGCCCATGACCAGGTCGTGGTCCTTTGCGTTCTCCCTGCGGAAACGCTGCACAAGCACTGCTAAGAAACTGAAAGCACCAGTAACAACAGCGCTAAGAACAGCGGCCCAACCAAGGTCCACATCAAACTCCCTTGGCTTCCTTCCATGCCTTCACACGCTCAGGCACGTCATCTCCAGCCACGTAGCGGATGTGCCACGGTTCGGCTGGCAGAACTTCCCACGAGAATCCAAACGACACAGCGTTTGCCGCAAGCCACTCAAGCCGTGCGCCAGAGGCATTGGCAATATCAATGGCCACCCCGTAATTGTGCTGACTCGTACCAGGCACAGCCAAGGGGGCCATTCCCTTCTTTAAGTACCACGCCTTTCCCTTGTAGATGCGTGGCTTCTGCTTCATCAGTGCTGGCTTTGGGTTGTCCGTGTACCTTTGGTAGAAGCCGTACTCCTGTGTCTCCAGACTGCGATACGTGTCTGCTTGTGACGTGGGAGAGAGGTCGATGCCATCTGCGTTAGCAGCAGCATCCATAGCCTCGTATGCATCAGCCGCGCAGTGGTGCAGTTTGCCTTTGCCTTCGATGGTGCGGAGAAGACTCGGGTCCAGTTCACCTGGCTTGACGTTCTTGAGGTGAGAGCACAACTTGACCTTGATGATCGGAAGTTTTGCTACGTCTACCTTTGCCACTACTTGGCCTTACCGAACGCCTCGGAAATCTCTTCCTTCGTGAGCACGCCATCCGACGCCCAAGCGCGGAGGAGAGCCTCGGTCACCTTTGCTGCAGCCACGATGCCAGCAATTGCTGCCGCCTTCCACAGTTCGACATCAAGCACGGCACCACCAGCGACTGCGGCCAGAGCCGAAGAGCCAAACACGGCGACGATGCGGAGTACAAGGGTCTTGAGGGTTTGCATATCAGTCCTTTTGGGAGAGAGTTATGGAGGCGTGTATGACCAATGTTACACCAGTGATCCACAGCGCCTGCCGAAGGGTGGGTCCAGATAGGGTAATCAGGACCATGCCAGTACCTGCATACGTCCATGAGTTGTCATTCAGGAAGTTCAGGAACCGTTTCATCGGTCACGCATTCTAGTACCAGCCGCCGCAAGCGTTATTCCAGCGGTTACGGCAATGAGTGTTCGGCGTGTTGACACTGGGATGTTTGAGCCCAGGGGAACGTAGTTGTCAAACCCCTCACCAAACACGTTGATGGTTTCCTCAAACACCTCTCGCACCTCGGTTGGCGCGTCTTGAACAGCAGCAACCAGCGCCTCGATCTGGGCGTTATCTAATTCGGTAACATCCAGCGCCTCAAAGATTTGCTGCGCCTGCTCTGCGCTTGCAACAGCAAGCACCTCTGGGTTGGTTGCCAAAGCAGTTGCTTGTTCCTGGGTTGGCTCCTCAACATCTAGTGCCTGAAGCAACTCTTCTGGTTCATCGACCACAACATCTTGTACTGTGTCCTCGGTCACAATCTCTTCTGGCTCCTCCACGGGTACAGTACTTACCCATGTTGTACTTGGAGTTGGTTGCGTATCTTCTGGGATGCTTGGTTCTTCCAGTGGTTCTTCTACTGGTTCGTCAACAACAGGCGCGAGTGTTTCTTCTGGCTGTTGAACTACCTCTTCTAACGTGGTTGACGTGGCAGGTGGTGTCGTATCAACGGTAGGAGGGGGAACCCACGGCGCTTCGGTCGTCGTAGTTGTCGCCTCAGTCGTGGAGGTCGACGAGGTAGTAGATGACTCGGTCGTCGTTGTCTCTTCGACCGTTGTTGTTGTTTCCTGAACTGTCGTAGTAGTAGGCGGGTCCGTGACAGGGACAGTCGTTGACGGGACAGTAGTAGTAGAGGTCGTCGTCGGTGGTGTGAACGTTGTTGTAAATGCCCATTCAGGAACAATCTCCCAGTCGCCCTCATTGATACGCCACGCCAGCATATAGCAAGCAGAACCGCCAGCCTCAAAAAACCAGCCATCCAAACCGTAAACACCACCAGGCAATACCGGTGAAATCACCTGACTCCACGAACAGCCCTTCAAATCCCAGGTACCGATGTTGTAGCCACCGATGTTTACGGTGCCACCATCATCAGCGGCCACCATCAATTCGATTGACGTGTTCTCTGGGATCGTGATGAACCCTGTGTAATGCACCATGAACCAATCCCAGCCACAGTCGGCAAATGGTTCGCCGTCGAAGTTGCGGTTGATGTTGTCTTCGATCTCTGATCCGCAGGTGGGGTATGCGTCGTCTGATTGGACGGGTGGTATTGCGTCGATGTAGTAGCCGACAGCGTTTAGCCCTGGCTGGGGTTCAGCCTTTGCAGGAAGCGGGAAAAAAGCGTAGAAGAACGCTGGAAGAAATATCAGCCAGCGGGATGAACGTTTCACTCAAATACGACTACTAGGACCCTCATGTTCATAATCCTGCGCCGATTGGCTGGTCATACTCAATCCAAACAACACCACTACCACCAGCAGCACCATTCGTACCAGCAGTTCCACCTGCACCAACCGTTACCGTGATACCCGTTCCAGCGGTCACAGCAGCACCAGAAACAACATACGCGCCATCACCACCAAACGTGACCGAACTATCTCCCACATCAGCGGTTCGGAATTGGTTTCCTTTCGCACCCTGACCACTATTTGCCGTTCCAGCAGTTACTCGATAATTACCAAACGCAAACATGGTTGGCGCAGCAGCGCCGCCAGTAGCAGTAACGGTTCCTGACGCAAATGCTACCGAACTATTGCCACCAGCCTCGTTAGAAGCAGTACCAACACTCCCACCACCGCCACGAATATAGGCAATCGCGTAAGTCACACCAGCAGGAGGCGTGAAAGTTCCCGAAGCCGTGAACAACTCAACACGTCTTTGATATTGAACCGCACTCACATACCCAGTTACACGGTTCATCGTTACGCCACAATCGCGTTGACAAAACCCGTCAACAAAATAACGTCAGCCGTACCAGCAAAAGCCTTCACAACCATCGAGTTCTGCAAAATCAAACCAGGAACAACCTGCACCAACCCAGCCTCAGGCAGAATCGTCAATTCGATATTGCCGTCAGCCGCCGTCGCCGTACCCCACTCCAACGTCAACTTCACAGCCGTAGTCGATGTGTTGTTTGCGTACAACCAAATCTCATCAAACGTGCCGACAGTCGTACCAGCAACAGCAGTATGCACGGTGACCGTCGCGGCAGTCGAAGTTCCAGTCACCTTGATCGCCTTACCGTCAGTAGAACCCGACAGTTTCTTTTTCGTAAATGTTGCCACCAATACTCCTAACTGAACACCTGAACTTGAAGAATATCAAGACTTGCTGGAAGCGCAGCCCATGTTACAGCACTGCCCGCCCCATTCGCAGTAAGCACATAACCAGAAGTCCCTTCAGTCAACCATGCAACACCATTCGTCGCAGTCGAATCAGCAACAAAAATCGTTCCATTTCCACCCACAGCCAAACGATTCAACGCTGACCCGTCAGTGACCAGCAAATCACCCTTCGTCGTCAACTTGCTTACAAGTTCGTTTGCTTCGTCGGCATCGTTTGCAGTAAAGACTGGATAAATAGTTGCACCAGATGAATGGCTTGATGCGGTCGTGTCGTCTTGTGCACGAGTAAGCGTCAGTGTAGAACCAGAAATAGTCGCAGAACACTTTTCCTCGGCTGAGGTACCTGGGTCAATTACGACATAAAACGGAACACTAGCCGTTGATGGCCAGCCAGTAGTAGATGCAATAGACACGGAAGTATCAGAAGTATTAAGGGAGTTCGTGGTTGTAGTCGCAACCGCAGCACCTTTGTACTGTCGTCTGGTAAATGCAGCCATCGTTCTTATCGTACACTACGCATGATTACGACACAGGTTCCGTTCCAGTCCCATTCGGCATGGTTCCTGGCCGTGTCAATTGGTTGCCAGCGAACGTCTTCGACAACCACAGAATGGGTATTTAGGTTTTCCTGATAGGTGATAATCCGTGGATTTTCCACAAGGTCGACAAGCCTGTCTAGTTCTTCGTCAACGTCTACCCAGTATTCTCTGCCGTTGATATTTAAGACGTGATGGAGGAGTAGTGGGACGCTAAATATCCTTGATCGCAATGGAGCCGCATAGGCCCTGCCCATCCATCTTGTAAGAACTGGGCCAACAGTCGAGTCCGTGGCTGAACGCGTAAGAACTATCTTTGCTTCGGCCTCAAATATCCGTGTCTCAACCCCGTCAAACGTGGCATCAAGAGATCCCTGAACCGACTCGCTACCTATTGACTCGTAAACCCCAGAGTCGTTTGATACAAACAACTCGTATGACCCATCAAGTGGTTCCGTTCTGATATCCCACTTAGGAATAAATTTAAGATCGGGTACGCCCCACCTGTGTATTCCTGTGTACACATAGCCAGAAGAAACAAGGTTTGTTGAATGTGGTCTGTATGCGCCAAGGCCAGACACGGTAAACACGGGCTCGTTGTCAAACTCATGCACCTGCAAAACCGTGCCCTGCCCAGCAGCCATTAAGTCTGATGCATACGCTGGCTGATTTGTAGTCACCTGAGTGCTGATGTCCATGCGCCCAATGCCAGTCGATGTTGAATCAAAGTTTGTCCAGCCAAAATAGACATACTGACCAATGCCAGCAAACGTACGAACCGTTGTTCCAATTTCGTTTAGTGGTCCAATCACAAGGTTGCCGTTGTCGTCGGCCGTACAAAAACGGAATCCAGTCTCTAACCCGATCAGAATGTAACCAAGGTACGCATCAACAGTGGTAACGATTTCACCCTGCGGAAGTTCTCCAGCAACCGTTGGAATGTCAAGTGCCGTTCCGTCTGCTCTGATCTGTGTTTTGTAAATCAGGCTTTTGTTCCCAGCGTACCCAGCACAGTAGATGTGGTTCTGTCCACCAGCAAAACCAACCCAGTTGAAGTTTGTATTTGGATGCGTGTAGAGGGCGCTGGGGTTATTTTGACTTGAACCTGGCGTAGTTGTGATGTTCCATATCTTGTGCTTGTCTACACCTTGCCCAGCAACCATTAGGCGACCACGGACATAGCGCAATACACCAGCCTCAATACCCGTGATGTAGGCGGATGAGGTAGATACTCCAGCATTTGTCTGGTCGATATCCCCGTTTGCATACGAATAAAAAACGTTGTATCCGTCAGAAGCAATGCTGTACAGGTTGGATGCCGCCGTTCCAGTTACGGTTGTAAACGTAGACCAGTTTGTTGTATACCTGACCAACTGTCCTTCCGTTCCGTAAATACGATTATCAGCAGTAGCCATGTATAAATTTGTATTCACCGAAGCGTATGACTGAGTGGTGTCTTTGAGCAGAGACAACTTTCCTTTGTCCCACACGTCTATGCCTTTAGATGAATAGAAGCGATATGGTTCTGCGTCTGCAGTATCTGCGTATCTCTGACCAGCACCATAGTGCCAAGAAGACTGTGACCTACGCCACAAACCCTGTGGGTTAATTGCTGACTCGCCAGGCTCAGCGGACTGGTCGACCGAGTCACGAACTCGTACGTCAAACTGGCTGCCAAACTGACCAGACTTGGTGTCGATCATGTATGGCCTGCCGTTGATTGCTACTGGAAAAACGTGCGGAACGAGTTGGGTAGATCCAGTCCCCGTGTAGAACGTGGGTCCACCACGATACGCAAAGTCAAAGGTTGTGAGCGTAGCCATTGCTACTGCCTAATGTAAAGCGGATACTGCCTTGCAAGTTTTGCCGCTTCTGCAACAACCCTATCTCTGCGCAGACGCAGAATGTTGGTGAACGAGTTGGCCATTGCACCAGCCTGAACCTCGTCGGACCTGCGCGTATCGCCCTGAGACTCAATGAAGTTCCGCTTGACTTCACGTGGGGACAAAACCCTGCTCATAACGCCAAGTTCAAGAATGTCTTCCATCGACTCTGGGACGTAGGCAACACTCTGAAGGCTGTCGGTAAGTGCGGAAACCCTGGTAAATGGCGACTTGTACCTGACACGCAAAGTGCCAGCCATAATGCTTTCGTCCATGACGATTGCGTACCCAGATGGGAAATCTGCCGTCGGCAAATCACGCTGCAGACGGGTAGACCTGATTACTGGAAAGTCATCAGAAAGATAGCGAAGTCGTACGTCAATGAGGTCAATGACGTTAGTGGCACTTGTTAGGTTTACCTGACGGTCGGATCCGTTGTATGTCACGTCTTGCGTTACTACACGGAACAAACCGTTTGCTGGGCTTGAAAGATCGTCAATGTCCTGGTTCAGGGCATCAAGCATTTGCTGCTTTGGGAAACGGGGATTGGTCGTAATTGCCGCCCCAGCGGTGTGTGCTGCTGGTGTAGTGCCAGCGTAACCGCGCTCTACGGTCAAAGACTTGGCACCAGGAAACGCTTCCCACACATACATCAACTCGGAGTCAATTTCAAAAACGACTCCAGCACGAAGACCGTTCAAGTCATACGACGTAAGAATCGTCGTAGTACTTGAGTCTACGGTGCTCGCTAACTTGTTTCTTTCTTCGACAGTCCCCGAAAGAAGTTGGCGTGAAACACGGTTGATAAGTGCGCCAGCGGTGGACACTTACTTCTTCTTCTTGCCCTTCTTGGGCCCGTACTCCATCATCTTTTCTTTCTTGCTTTCGCCCTTTTCGTGCTTCATCTTGGCAGACTTGGACTTGTACTTCTCGCCCTTTTTGGACATGACTACTTCTTCTTTCCCTTAGAGCCCATCTTCATGGGCTTGCCGCTCTTCTTTGCTTCCTTCTTGGCGGCCTTCATGCCAGCCTTGGTGTAAGCAAATTCTTTCTTTCCGACCTTAGGCATAGTTGTCCTTTCGTTACCACTTTACTTTATCAGCCCAGTAGGCTGCGCTCATTTTGCCTTTGGCAATGTTCTTTGCGTGACGTGCTTTGAACGACTCGCGTCGCTTTCTGTACGCCTCTGACTCGCCTTCCTTTTTCGGGGAGCCCTTTACGCCCTGCTGACCAAAGCGAATCAACTTCACCTTGCTGCCTTCTTTGGCCAATACGGCATGAGACTTTTTAGCCCCAGGGGTGCGCTTTGGTTTGTTGTAGCCAGCAAACTTCTCGCCGCGATATTCAATTGTCATTTGTTCTTCCTTGCTTCTCGTCCAGCCTTCTTTGCTGCTGGTGTATTTGATACAAATTGCTTTCCCTTGCGAGAACCCTCTTGCTTCTTGCGGTTCGTTGCAGCCTTTTCTGAAGGCGACAACTTCTTCCACGCTTTGTCGGGAAGGTATCTAGTGGTTCCGCCCTTGCGCTCTGCTGGCTTGTTGTCTGATGTGCGCCACTTTTCCTTGGTCCACTTAGACAGGTTCTTCTGACTCTTGGTCTTGCTACCCGTGTAGCCACCACCAGCCTTCTCGTACTGTTGGGCCAACAACTGGGCTTTACGCGCCGACCACTGACCAGGCTTGCCACCCTTGGAGCCAGCCATGATGCGGTCCTTGATCCGTTCCCTTAGTGCTGGTTTGGTGTAGCCCATGATTACACCATACTCGTCTTGTTTGGGAGGATTCCCGTCTCGACCTGCCAGGACTCTTCTGCCCGCTTCTCAATGGTGGCACAACCATCAATGCGCTTTGGCTGTAGACCATCCTGACGTAAACGCTTGTAGGCATCCAGATCTTTGTCGAGAATCTTGTCCTTGCTTTCAATCACCGCAGACCTGGCGGTTCCTTTACGCGTTGGCATAGATGCGGCACCGAACTGGACGCCAGACACCCTGCAACCAAAGCATCCAGGAACGTCTAGGTTTGGGTGTGTTTCCCTGTGCTTCATGATATGTATGCCCCGTACCCAGCAGCAGTCAACGACGCCTGTTCGGCATCGGTCAGAACATGGTCATGTCCGCCGTAATAGATCTTTGTGATTGTCGACCAATCTGCTGGCTCATTCTCTACGTATGTGCCATTGTTGAGCAGGAACACGTTCCTTCCACGGGCGGTGGGGGCCCTAAATCTAGCCAGGCGATTGGCTAAACGTATCTCTTCGGATACGGGATTGCCGTGTCTGTCCGTGTCTGGTATGACTTGTGTCACAAAGTTGTCAGTGGGTGGTCTGAAAATAGCCATCAGGTTATGTATGCTCCAAATCCGTCCTCTGTTAATTCTGACACTTCCTCATCGGTAAGGAAATGATCTCTTCCGCCATGCCAAAGTTTTGCAATCTGGCCCTGATCTCTTTGCACAACCGTGGTGTAGGAACCATCCGTCAACTTGTAGAGGTTCAACCCCCTTACGTTTGATCTGTCATAGCGACGAAGTCTATTTGCAGAATTTCCACCACCAAAGTAACCACCTGGGTAGGTGTCCGTGTATGGCACACGGAAGATGTGGGATTTCATCCATTCCGCAAATACGTCTGTGCCTACACCTGCGCCTGTTGCTGCCCTGAAAAGTACTCTTGCTCCGACAGAACTTTGTGTTCCTGTGCCACTACCAGTTGCCGTACGGATGCTCGTGAGGGTTGACGTTGCCGACGCTGTTCCTTGACCTGAGCCTGTGCTAGTTCTAACGACAACATGAAAGGAGATACTACTTGATGTCCCTGTGCCTATGCCTGTGGCTGTGCGGACTTTGGTTAAAACTTCGGCACTAGATGATGTTCCTGTGCCTGAACCTGTGGCTGTGCGTACAGGTGTTTTGATTTGTGTGACAGATGATGCACCTGTGCCTGCGCCTGTCGCTGTACGTATCGCTGTAACGAGTGGTGTGGCAGACGATGTGCCTGTGCCTGAACCTGTTGCGGTGAAGGCTTGTATTCGTAAACCAGTAGCGGTTTCTGTACCTGTTCCTGAACCCGTGGCGGTTCTAGTTAATGTTGCGAAAACTTGGTTGTATGTCGTCGTCGCGGACGAATACAGGATGTCAGATTGGTTGTAGGTAGCCATTGGCTACATCCCTAAATTTCTGGTTCTTCGGTTAGTGGTTCCTCAATTATTTCAATATCTTCAATAACATTATGTATCGGATGGTCGTGCGACTCATCACAATCGGCACAATAGCCACCAAAACCAAACGTAACAACCCTAGTCATGCTGCTCTAAAGTAAACCATCGGTGCGGGCGGAGTCTGAGCAACAAGGGTGCCCGCAGTAGCAAACGCACCCGTAATACCTGTCTCGTTATAATTATCACGGTTGTTAAAATCTCCGTCAGTCCCCACCCTGGTTAGCCCCTCCCGATAAAATGAGGTTGCTCCACGGACTGCGGCAGTTGTGCCAGCCACAATCGTCTGCGCATTAATCGCAGTCCAATACCAGCCAGCAGTCAATGTCTGATTCACCGTAATCGTATACAACGTCGTATTCGCAGTTATCGCAACGGTCCCAGCATCCAACAACACCGTAGTCGGCTTGCCGCCACTGTTGTTATAAATCCCCAACCGCACAGTTGCCGAAGTTCCAGAAAACCCAGAAGCATAAACACAAAGTCGGTCAATCGTAATATCTTCCTGAATCAAAACCGCCTGATAGTAAGTGACATCCTCAACCAACGTAAAGTTGTTTGTCTGCGTCCTGAACGGCGCATAATACGCTGCACTTTGCCATCCAAGCGAAGTTCTGCCCGCAGCCGCAGCCCACTTCACACCCAAAGATTGTGCCGAATCAACCGTCAACACATGACCATTCGTAGCACCAACCGCCAAACGACCAACCGTGTCAGCAGCAGAAGCAACAATCAAATCACCCTTAGCATCCACCAAAGTCTTATCAATCTTCTGTGCAACCTTGTAATCAAGGCTTGTAGTCACCGCAGAAGAATCAACACCAACTTTCGCCTGCAACGCCTCAATCGCATCATTCGCGTTAGCGTGTTGCCCAGCATGGTCAGGAGAAGCAAGAGTGTCCGTTGAAATCGGATTAGTCAACGCATCAAGCGAAGTAGGAAAGTTAGTAGCCATAATCGGCTAAACCTCAGTCAAGCGACAATGTGAGAGAAGTGATTTGGAACGTGTCACCCGCAGTAACAGCAGCCGAAGACGACAACGCACCAGTCCACAAACAGTTCCCCGCAGAAGCATTATCCCAAAGCGACCAATGTGAGTACGTCTCTGTTGCCGCGACGTTGGTCCATTCAAGAGTCGCAGAAGAAGCCATCGAACCCGATGAAGCAGCAGACCAAGAAACAGACTTACGAGTCGTCTCCGTTGCGGCGTTGCTGGTTCCTGCCTCGCCTGGGTCGCCAGTGTGCAACTTGACGTAAGTGGTCGTGACAGCAAATGACTGGTTCCTTAGCGTGTCAAGTAGTGCGTTTTCGGCGTAGTTGGAAATCGACATGGTTACACCTTACATCATGAGTGGGTGGGGGTGGCGGTGGGGAACCATTGTCCGCCACCCCCTTCACTCATTTCAGTTACGACGCGTTTGCACCGATGCTGGACGAGGACTCGATGCGACGGAGCGATGCCTCACGGAATCGGCCGTAGCCACCAAGCCAATACCAACCAATCGGGTTGAAGCGCATGAGCGAGTCAACGACTGGTCCACGGACGACACGCGGCATTGGGCCGTTGCCATCGATAAACGAGTACGCCTTCGCCAGGGCCTGACGACCCATGATGTACGTGTCGTACACGTCGATGTTTCCGGTCGAGCCAGAGCCGTCCGAGGCGTTGGTGCGCACCTTGGTGCGTGGCGTCTCGATGAAGCGGACAGACTCGAACGTGCCGATCTCACCGTTGTAGATGTTCTCGGTGTCGAGGTTGACGTGCGGGGCGTTCCACGACGCGTTGCCCGTCTCACGACGGAGGTCGTAGGACACATCGGGGTGGATGAATCCGATGTAGTAACCGTTGAACGTCGGGACGTTTGCGCCACGAAGAGCAGCGGTGATCTTGCGGATGTCGTTGGCCTCGATGATGTCTTCAGCAGCGACAGTCGTGCGGCTGGACGGGTCCGAAGAACCGCCACCACCGTAGACCACGTTGGAGCCACCAGCAAGAACTTCGCGGACAACCTGGTCCATCGAGTTTCCTGCGTTGTAGCCGATGAGGTTGGCTGCTGCAGCGTCAACATCCAGGAACGCGGTGCCGCGCAACTTGGCGGTCGTGTTGATGGTGTTGCCGTACTCAGCGAGGGTCACGGTGACCTGCGAGTCGCTCATTGCGACAGGCGTGACATCCGAGGTCTCGGTGAGGGTTGAGGTTGCTGCGTCGAGGTCCGCGAAGATCGTGAAGATCACCGAGGAACCAGGCATTGCCTGATTGGTTGCTTCGACTTCGGCTGCCTGATCAAACAGGAGTTCCGAACGCAACGCGAAGTACGCGAGGCGGTCGTATGCTGCCTGGTCAACAGACACCGAACTTGCTTGGGTGTATGCCATTTGGCTTACCTTTCGGGTAGCCCCGAAAGTGTGAACTTGCGGGGAGGGTTATTGCTTGAATTGAGTCTTTGCTAATTCGGCATTGGCCTGGGCTAGCAATTGCATGACCTCTCGCTCGTTCTTTGCGTTGGCAATCTTGGTGTTCCAGTCGACATTCACATCGGATGTCTCACCAGACCTGGCTGCCTCGTTTACTCGGCTCCATGCCTGCTGCTCTGATGCAACCGCTTGCTGTGGCTGCTCTTGCCGCTTGATGAGATTCACTTCTGCTGCTGCCTGCTGGATTGATTCTGGGGTGAGATCACCCTCGTAGCCCTTGACAAAGTACTGGGCCATCTTTGATGACAGGTCAATCCCTGCCTTCGCAAATGCCAGTTCCTTCTTGACAGCCTCGGCCTCAGCCTTGATTGCCCGAAGTTCCTTGTTCTCGGCTTCCACTTTGCGCAAATGTGCGCGCACAGGATCTTTTGCCGACTGCTGGTCCAACGCATCGTCCTCGTACTCAAAGTCCGAATCTGACATGACCCACTCTTTCTGCCCACACATCCGATTAGAGGAATCGGTGCGGCTGCAAATCTCACCCTTTTACACGTTGCGGCGCGGGGGTTCCACAACGGATGTGCCTTTTGGCACAAGCACAGATTACACGATTGTAATTACGCGTCAAGCATTACTGGGCTTTGCCGACACCAGATGTGTTACCGCTGGTGCTAGCAAACGAACCGCCACCAAGGAACTCGCCAATGCGCTGACGCTTGCGCTGCTCAATGTCTTTCTGAGCCTGGGTGTCATAGCCAAACTGTGCACCAATTATCTGTTCTTCGGTGATTGCCTTTTCCCCAGCAAATGCCTGTCGAAGTTCGCCCAACTTTCCGATCTCTGTGAACCCCTGCTGTGCCTGTTCGTTGGTGATACCACGAGACGCCAGTTCCTCTGCCGTCCCAGCCACCAGTCTGATACCAGCCTGCTCTTCGGCGCGTCCAGCAATCTGGGCAGCACGAGCCCTCTGCTTCAAGAGGGGTGCAGCCTTCTCTGGGTCCAGGAAGTATGCGGCAATTTCGGCATCACCAACCCCATACAGACGGGCAAATGACTGCCTAATTGCTGGGTCCGCCTGGTTGACGGCGTTGAATCCCTCCTGGATTCTGGACTGAAGTTCAGCGGGAGACACGTCGCCAGCAATCAGGTTCCTGAAATCATCAGTCTGGTCGTAGAAGTTGGCGGGCATTCCGTTTGCCTTCATGGTGTCCCTGTAGTACTTCTCAAGTTCCACGTACGAAGTCGGGTCAAGTTCTGGAAGTCCCTTGCGCACCCGTTCCTCATTGGCAGCAAAACGCTTCTTGTATGCGTTCTCGTTCTTGATCGAGTACATGATGGCATCTGGGTTGTTGAGGTTGATCATCCCGCGCGTGTAGTTCTGGTAAAGAATGTCGCCAAGTTCCTCTAAGCCGTACTGCGAAAGAACCTGCCGCAATGTGTTGGATGCGTCTGGATTGCCTCCATAGTTAATTCCAGAGCCACTTCCTGAACTAAGGCCGCTTCCGCCGCCGTTGCCATCTCCAGATCCATCACCGTCAGCACCCGAACCATCACTTGGGGTGACTGGAAGAAACGACTTGTCAACATAACCAGCAGCAATGGCTGCCTTCAACATGTCGTCTGTTGGCCCAATTCCGCTAAGCGGCAGATCGGATGCGTTCATGCTCATTAGGACACCTTACCGAAAGCCCTAGAAATCAAAAGTCCAAGATCAGTTGCATCCTTGTTGGCCTGCTTTGTGTACTGGTATCCGTAGCGCTTGTCCGACTTAACCAGCGTCTCCCACATCCCCATGGACATAGGACCGCTCTGCGAGTTGCCAAGAGCAGCAGAATACAGGGGGTTTGCCATATCGATCTGGTCTTCTGTGGTCTCAAGAAGGTTTGCTGCCGCAGACTTGTACGCACCAAACACATCCGCAACGGTGGTGCCTGCATCTAGTTGTGGCTTAAGGTGCGGGTACAAAGCAAGGGCGTTGTTCTTTGCCGCCTGCCTGAACGCATCTTCGGTAAGAACAACACCATCTTTTCCTGGCTTGCCACTCAGAATCATGTTGATCTTTTCGTCAAGATCTGCTGGCTTGTATCCGTAGTCCTTGGCAATCTTGCGAAGAGCATCAGCCTCTGTCGTGCCAGGAGCAGCCTTCATGCCACCCTGGCTTGAGAACATCAAATACTTTTCGCTAATCGAGTTAGCCTTGAACCCGCCCTTCTCTGCTTTGATAGCCAGGTCGCGTAACTGACTTTGGTTCAAACCAAGTTGGCCATAGTCTGCAGCAAGTTGCTGAATACGCAGGGTGATCTTGTTTTCCTGCTCGGCCTTGCCAAGCAACTCAAACTGACGCTGAGACTCAATGGTGTTGACCGAGTATGAGGTTGATCCAACCTTGGCGTCAAAAGCCTTGATCCCCTCAGAGGTGGTGAAGTCGTAGTTCTTTGGGTTATTAACTACGTCAAGAAGCAGGTCAACAAGATCCTGGCCAAACTCAGCAACCAGCGCAGCCTTCTCCTGCTCCGTTCCAAACAGCCCAGCAAACGCTGGGAACCTGGCAACGATCTGTTGCTTTGGAGTCGCTGCTGTCTTGTTTTCTTCAGCCATTATTTAGCACCAAGTTTGGCATAGATCCTGTCAAGTGCAGCACCAAGAGAGTATGCAGCGTATTCCTCTGGAGCCGCCTTCTGTGCCTCAAGCATCGCTGAGGTTGACAGGGTGGTTGTCTCTTCTCCGCCAGACGATGACGTCCTACTCAGTTGTTCCTGCTGAATGCGTCGAGCAGCAGCGTCAATCTCTTCTTTTGTCATTGGCCTGCCTAGGTACTTGAAACCAGCGGACCTCAGGTAGACGGCAATGTCCTCTTTGGATGAGTAGGAGCCGCCACTTCCCCCACCAGAATAGGTGCCAGCGCTCGCCTCTACTGCTGGAAGATAAGCGTCCCAAGTAAGGCCCTTTCTGTTTGCTTGCTCAAGAAACATGCTGACTGCTGAGAAGTCGTCGTTGGCAAAGCCCTGACCCGACTTGGCCAAGTTGCTTGGCTTGTTGCCCTGGTAGTAACCATGAGAATTGAGAGTGTTCAAGAACTCGTTTAACTTGGTGTTGCCCTGCAGCGACACTTCTCTAAGTACAAGTTCCGCATCGTTGTCAGAATATGGACCG